CACGTAGGGGATCTTCTTTTGGAATGAAATTTACAATGTAATTACATTTACAGCATATTGTGAATTTGTGATGAAATTTACAATATAATTTAAGAGTGTATATGAATAAATCGACGACTTTCCCAGTTATCCTACTTTTCCTATTTTTAGGTATCATCCTTTTATCGTTTTTCGCAATGGGAGATAGTATAAAAGAAGGAGCAGTCTTCAAACCAATTCCAGTGTATAGACCACCACCACCACCAAGACCAACCTCCAGAATATAAGATAAATACAAGTGTTAAGAGTAATTATTTTTGGTCAGTGTAATTCCTATATGACCTTTTTGCGGTTCTTTTTTTACTTCTCGCCTTTTTAGGGGATCTGGAATTGGAACTCGATCTCGATCTCGATCTAGATAAAAGTACATCTTCGATATTATAATCTTCTCCCTGTGAATCTTGGAATTCCACCGGTAAATTTTCGATTTTTATCAATACGATGATAAGAGGATTCATATATTCAGCAAATGCTTCTCGATCGCGTCTTAATAATGCACGTTTCACATATTCTTTTAGCAATGGATCATATCTAGAGATTGCCCCTATAAAATCATACGCATCTGATACTGTTTTTTGATCCTCTTTATCTCTTGCTTCTAATGGCATGGCAATGATTTGCGCATATTTCTTAAATTTCGCCAATGTGGTAGAATGACTATTTACTTGTCGGCTAATCATTGTTTCGTATTCTATATGACGTCGGGACTCTGCACTCGAAACGGCCACCCAACTACTAGTCATTTCTACTTTACCATTATGTAAAGATAGAAATCCATAATGTCCCGTACCAATTTCAGAAGGATAACTATCTTCATTCATCCACCCATTCATTTTCCGTTTTACACAATCCTCTATAGCGTTGCCATTTCTAGAAGTAATACATAATAATAAATAATCACCATTATGATGTGATTCGCCAGTCAATTCTTCGGGACATACATAAAACCATCGATGAGACCTCTGAAAATCGCTATCCGCCAATAAAAAAAGGTATCGTTGATTTTGATAAATCGCATGGGACAAGAGTTTTTCAAAGATCCGTTTTTGACGACTCGCCGATATTGATGTGAAATTCGGATTTCCTCGCAACATTTTGAAAATGGATACGCCTAAATAAATATAATGCGCACTTTGATGACATGCCGGAACGGGTTGATTATGATCGCCATACAATTTGGTCGTTATTCTACACATGTTACTTTTTAACCATTCGATTTCTATATGATAATCTTCCATGGGATCTTTGTGCAAACTGGTGGAAACGGATTGCCAATCTTTGTCGGTTTCTCGACTCCGCTTTTTCGATTTTCGTGTAGACATATATTACACTGATTAAAAAAATGGCGAACGGATTGGGGTTCTACAACGATTCTATAATTTGCCTACGTAATTCCCGTTCTCGTTCTCCGTCGATTTGACGGGAATATTGTCCTTCATGAATTCTATATAGGATCAATATATCGGGCATATTCCGGATTTCCCCGTACTGTTTCAACAATCTCAGAAAAAGATCATAATCATCCAACCAATTAGTCAATTCGACATCATTATATTTCCCCACCGCATCTAATGCCGATTTCCGGAAACATGCAGTCGGATGATTGATGAACCATTCAGGTTTTGTCCGATAGAATTCATCCCATGTTATCAATTCGGGGTGATCAGTCGTCGATATAAACGCCTTTTTCGAAGGATCTTCTATATGATTCATGAAGAGTCGCGCATTTGATCCACATACTACACATTCGGGTCGTTCCTCCATGAATCGCATCTGTTTTTCAATGCGATCGGGGAACATGATATCGTCCGAATCCATTTTGAACACGAGGTCACATGTCGTGAGATCGATCGCCATATTATTCGCATAAGTCATGCCCTTATTTTCCGGCAAACGTCGGTATATGACTCTGGTAAATCGACACTGTTGAGAAAACCGCGCCAGTTCGGATTCTAATTCGCGCGAATTCTCCAGGGAAGATCCGTCGTCGATCCATACGAGTTCAATGCCGAAATGTCCCGTTTGGTTCCGGATAGAATCTAGACATTCACGGAGATAACTCGAGGGTGTATTATAACTACTTATAAATACGGAAACCCATACTTCGGGCATCCTCAATTCCAGAGGTACAATGGCATCTATAGGACAATCGCCATACAATTCTTTCCCTGTACCCCAATGTTGATGCCCATAGACTTTCCGATGACCTTTATACGTGAGTCCCGTGAAATGTATCGGCAAAAACGTATAACTGGGATAGACGGAAAAATAGGGATATTTCCCACTATTTAAAAACCGAGTAAGTAATGCGGGACCTACACTTCCCCATGCACGTAATTCGCGGATGGGTTCTTCGGATTCGTCAGATAGAATCCAATCGAGAATGTCTCTACAAAGGGGATCATTCGGTGTAAATCCGAGCGTCCCCGTTGCAACGAGTCCTTTCCTCACATTCTCGCATTCATATGTGGCGAACGCGCGTTTCTCCAAGAAAAATGCGTCGAGGGGTTCAATGCATATCGAATCCGCGTCGAAAAAGACCCCGCCATATCTCCACAAGATTTCCCATCGCATGATATCGGCCTTTCCATTTATTTCCCGTATATTTTCTATTTGACGACTACATTCGAATGTGATGCCCCGTTTTTCTATCTCGGCTTCATTCCAGAAAATGTATTCGTAATCGGGATGTGCGATTTTCCATGTCTGCATACATTCCAATGGAGGGGGTAGAGGACCAATCCATATTTGGTGAATGATTTTAGGAATCAGGATCGGGATCGGGATCGGGATCGGGATCGACATGTTATTTTTACTATAGGACAATATTTATGTAATTTTTTTATATGATTCATTCATTGATTCATTGATTCATTCATTATGATATTCGACGATTTTATAAGTAATTCCATATTCCGTTTTATTTTCCCATATTCCGGATATTTTAATATAATACTTTTCATCACGACGTGCCGTTGCAGTCGCCGTCGATTGTACAGTATAATCCCGGTAATAATTCATGCATTCTAAATCATCTATAGGACCACTATCACGTTTGCCGTAAAATTGGTATGCAGGGGAAAGATTTTCGGATAGACAGCACGATTGTTTGTAATATAGGAGGATTTGGTATTCTATCTGGGAAATCTGTTTCAACAATTCTATATTCCCCCGTGGATAATAATACAACATCTTTTTAGTAGACCATTTATTATCTTGGAATGATGGGACGTATTTGTTTGCAGGTTTATTATTTTCACTATCCACATTCGGTGCAATCATTGGTGTATTCGTGGTACAAAAATGTAAAAATGCATCTGCGAGTACGATGGGAAAGGCTACGTATAAGCCAATCATGGTGAAATGTTTGGTAGAATAGTTCATCTTTGTGAAATTACCAATCATCATCATATTCTGTTTCGTATCTAAAAAGAATATACTGATAGGATCGAATTGTAATGGCCGGATCAATAGTTTCATTTCAATAATGCTATAGGACATTATTGAAATGTATTTAATACTGTTTATTCATTTATATGTTGGCAGGATTATATTGATAAATTGGAATCGGGTAGGTTATTAGAAGTATTATGACCTAGTTGTTGGTCCTGATTTAATACTCTTACCTGCAAGTTTGTTCGATGTAGGAGTAGGACTAGGACTAGGAGCCTTAGTTTCTGCACCCTCTTGGAATCCTTCATATGATCCACCGACCATGCTCGAAATAATCAAAACGCTGAAAAAGACAATAAGTAACCAGAGAATAACCTTCTTCATATGTGTTATAATGATAAAAAAATATCAATCCACAATATATATGTCCAACATTTTTACGTTTTATAAGAACGTACCATTTTACGATCAACGTACATTTTGGAAAGGAAAAACATTCAATCGGATCACAAGCGTCATTCGCCAGAACCAAAATAATGCCTCTTCATTATCCCCAAAACAATTGCTAAAGGCCCTTCCTCAGAAAATCTATCGAAGAGAACTAAACATCCAAAATCCATCGGATAAATCCTATAGGATATGCAATCCAAGGACATCTGCTTCTATTGAATTAAACGATATGCCTGGTTCTTCTACTATCCGATCATATGACAACAATACAACGAATGGTTTAGTGAATACTTTAGATATCAACTATGAAAATAACCAGACACAACATCCACGATCAAATGTAAATGATTGCATCACCAGTCTAGCGCAAAATGCAAAACGCAGGGTTCGTAGTGCAGGAATGATTCCGCGCAAATATAACGCGAATAAAAACAATGATACATATTGCACGGGAACAAACCAATATCTTGCGTCACGCAATCGCACCTTTTCACAAAACCAATATAAATATCTAAGACAAGGAAACGCCTCATTAACTCCCAACGGGAATCTCTATAAGACAAACCTATATTCCACCGGTGATATTACCCATTGTTACAATCCAACTATTAGCATTGCAAAGGGAAATAATACGTTTCAATATACATGGTATACGAATGCATCGGGAAAGGCAGATTCACCTACACCCAATGGGGACGGGTCATTTACATTTACACTTACTATTCCTGATGGCGCATATAACATTGAATCGTTAAACTCAATTATAAAGGTCCAAATGTCCTTAAAGAAAACCTCTATTATATCCGTCCCCGAATATGTATCATATTATCTTGTTAATTTTGCATATGATAATATTACAAACAAGGTATTATTGCAATGTTTTAATATAAATTCATATACGGCTCTAAATTATTACGACTCGGGGACAATATCGCAATTCGGCAATGTTCGTGCAGAATCCCAAATACAACTGATTAAGACAACAAACAATATATCATCGTTTATCCCAAAAGTTATAATACCAGCCGGATTTGGTACTATTATCGGATTTTCACCGGGAACATATTCACCCAATCCGGAAATTGCATCGAATAAACAGCCGGTCATTAATACTCAATATTTACCTGTATATTACAAACCGAATAACAAGCAATTTGCACGACAAGGAGCCGTTTCATCCAGCGAAATGACATTGCGACGTAAATATAATACAGTTACAAATGTAGCGGCACGTTTCCGTACAACGATGGGAAATCACGTGGGGAATGCAATGGCATACGGCGTCAGTGAAAATCCATATACCATCAAGGATCAGATCGGATATCCTTTGGCACGTACCCCAAAATTCACCACTACTGGTCAAATGCGGTGTGTACAAGACGGACAAAAATGTTTCAAAAGTCTCCGTACGATCCAATTATAATCATGTCATATAGAATATATCTATATGACATAACGAGGAATTACCCCTGTAAAAAAATATTGTTTCGGTTATAAGAATAGTATGGTATATTATGCCGTGTACACCAATCGATGGATCGTTGGACATTGACCTTTATCATATCATCAATCTTGTCTTGTTTATATTTGTTCTCTATAATCGACAAAGTA